GCTGGAATTGCTTTTTGTGCTTCTTGGTCTTTTGCAACAAGATCGTTATACTCTTTACGTTTATCTTGGAACGCTTTGAATTTTGCTTGCATTTCTGGATCTTGTGCAGCCATATATTCTGCATCATTTAATTTAGGTTCTAGTTCTGCAACTATGCCTTTTAATGTTTCTGTATCTTCTGGCGACAATGCTTCGTTGATTTTGCCTTCGACAATAGCAAGTAAATGTGAAAAGTCTGTGCTTGTTGTTACTGCTTGTTGTCCGCCGCCAAATGCTGCAATACCTTTGTCGAGTATTTCAATTGCTTTGTCTAGATCTTGATTTAAATCTGTATCTGCTATCCCGCCATCTGCTGTTGGATTTTCAGCAAAGTCTACTAGCTTGGCTGCTGTTTCAGCACCTGGATCGCCGTCTACTTTTACACCTGCAAGTTGTTGTGCTTTTTTAACTGCTTCAATACTTGCTGGTCCATACATTCCGTCAGCTTCAATATCCATGTCTTTGTTGCCAGTTACACTTGCAATTTGTTTCATAATTTGCTGAACAGCTGCTGCACTTGCTGACTTTTTCTTACCACGTTCAGTAGCTTTTAATAGTCCATTTGCATTTGCTTGTTTTAATTCTTTTGGCATTTCGTTTCTGATCCAAAGTGCTGGATCTTTTATAGCTGCCGCAATAGCACTATCGCTATTAGTATCTATTTGTCCTGGGGCGCCGCCTTCTACTTCACCGTCTTTGGCTGCACCTGATTGGAACTCTTTGTACTGATTCATAAGTGCTTCAATTTGTTGCTTTTGTGAATCGTCAGTAATTTCAGGCAATGCTTTTTCAAGTTCTTGCATTATAGTTGCAAGTTCTTGTGCTTCTTGTCCGCTTAACTGTTCTAGCAGTTGATCTGCATAACTTAACGTTCTAAAACTTTCTTCTGTTTCTTGTGCAACTGCTTTGGCAAGTAATTCTTGTGCGGCTTTAATCTTTGCTGAGTAATCTGTTCCGCTTGCCGCTTCGTCGCCTGTTGCGGCTATAACTTCTTTAGCTTTTGCTGCTACATCTTCTCTTGAACTTTGTGTTACTTTTTCAATCTTTTCTTTTGTAGCGTCAGGTAGCAGTCCTTTTTTTGCAACATCTAGCGCCTGATCCATGTTGCCCCCTCTGGCACTCTTAACCTCATCGCCATCGAGGTAAACGTAGGCACTACCATCTGCTCTGTACATACCTTCAAGTCCTAATGACTTTGCTATGTATGCAAGTACGTAACGTGAATTACTGTCACTGCCTGCTTCTTTTTCAGCTGCGGCAATATCTTCTACACTCATTCCAGGCTTTGCATATTTTTTGACTATAGCATCTAATTTTTCATTTCCACCACTTACGTCTTGTGCTTGGCTGTCATCAAATTTTTCATATGCATTACTGCCATCGATAAACTTTTGTGCATCTTCTTCTGATGCATGTAAATCAAATACTTTGCCGTTTTTGTCTTTAATTTTTGTGATTGGCAAACTTTTGTCTACGTTGAAATTGTTTAAGTCACCGCTGCTTGATAAGCCTCTAGCAGGTGCTTCGTTTAATATGTCTAGATATGAGCGCATGTAATTCATTTTAACTTCCTATAGGTGATTTTGCACCAACAGTTTCATCTTTGATATCTTCTGATTCACCTGGTTTTACACCTTCTAGTGGATCAATTTCTCTTTCCTTACGTGCATCTTCAAGTTCTTTAAGCAAATTCATTACTCTGTTTCCGCCTGCTAAATCTTGATTGTCTTCAGCTTCATAGTCACTGTTTAATTTTGCCTCGTATGGTTCTTCGTCTGCTGGTTCTTGCATAACGTCAATGTCATGTCCTGGTGCGTTGACTCTGACATATTTTTCATCACAACCACAGCAACTTGCAATATACGTAGCTAGAACATTTGGAGTAACAGGATATGCAACTTCTGCTTCGTATATAGTAACTTCCATGTTTTGTAATTGTGGAAAGTCCAGTGGACGTTCTGTGATAGGTGTTGTTTTGCCTGGACTTAATTTAACAAGTTGATACTTTTGCAAGCATGACTCTAACTTGTCGTTGTTATCTTTTGATAACTCGCCAGCCATTTTAATTGTAAATTCGTATGTCTTACTTGATTCAGTAAGTATTTCTTTAAATGTTCTCATTGCAATGTTCCCGTTATATACTATTTATCCATATTCTTCAGTTTCTCTAATAAACTATTGCGGTCTGTAACTACGTATCCTTCACCATTTACAATGTCACCAGTATCAACATTGTCTTTGTCCTGCTTTTCTTTCTTAAGTTGCAGTTCAATCATTTTAAGTTTCTTGTCCATTTTTGCAACTTTAGCATCAAGGCTTGTTTTAAGCATACTGCCAGCAACTTCAAATACTCTACCAGAGTAACGACTTTCTACATTCATACCTAAATCCATTAGATCTTCATAACTCTGCAAAGCCCGATCGGCAATATCTTCAAGCTCGTTATCAGCTTTTTCACCTAACCCTTTGACTTGTGGAAGTGCGGCTGTAATCTTATCAAACTCGGCCATTGACCGCATAGTTTCTTCTTGTTCAACTACTGCTGTCTTTACACGTTCTTTTTTCTTATCGTCGTTTATTATTTCTTTACTGTCAGGTAAATTTAACAAATCTTCTAATTTTTTGGTCATAGTCTCAACCTCTTCGTTAAAACTATTTAGCGTCGACCCTGATGGAAGATGTCTTCTTCTGTAATAACCCTAAAGAAAATGCCCTTTTGTTTACACCACGATCTTGCGGCTTCCCACTTTGCCATGTTGATTACATAGTGTGCTTGATTAGCTCTACTACGTCCTAGATTTTCTTTCATGGATTGGTTTTTTGGCTTAACTTCTATAAGTTCTACTCTTTGTTTGCCGCCTTTGTCTGCATACACAATAAAAAAGTCAGGCACGTATATTGTATGTTTACCTGTCAACGGATTTCTATAAGGTATTTTGACTGCTTCACTTGCCCATTGGCTTACATTTGGATGCTCATCACAGAATTTCATAAAGGTGTATTCCCAACTACTTCTATAAGTAGGTGTTCTATTGCCAGCGTATTTTTCCGGGAACTTTAATCTAAATTTGCCTTGTGCAAAACGTGCCATTATACTAGGATGTTTCGTTTTTCTGTTTTGTTTTGCTCTTCGCGTGTAAATCCAATAGTACTTGTGCTAGGTCTATTGTAGTTAATAACTTGTGCTACTACTGCTGATAGTTGGACGTTTTCTAATCCTTTTAATGTATCTAAAAGTTCAAATACTTTTACATTGTCAAGTTTAGCTTGTGTGAGCAAAGTAGTTGCTGTGCTGACTGCTGCAACTTTTTCAAATCCTCTGTTTTCAAAAAATCCAACCACAGCGTCAACTTCATTACTAGGAAAGTTTTGGCTTGCTGTAAAATATTGATCGAATACTTTATTGACTTTTTGATCTGTTGTTTGTTCTGTTGGTATACTACTCATATTGCGTCATTGCCTCCAAACAAGTCTTGTTGTCCTTGTGATAATGCATTTTGTAAATTACCACCTGCACGTTGAAACGCTTTTGTATTTGCAGTCCTAGCTCTTGCCGCCGCACTTGTTGCCGCTAGTCCTAATCCTACTGCTGCCGCTGCTGTTGTCAAACTACCTTTGCCTCCGCTTTTTGGAAAGAATGCATTTGATACACCGCTTACATCTATACCTGCTGCTTGCCCTATTGCATTTTTAAGAATATTGAATCCTTCTTGACGTAGTCCTTCTTTAGACAAACTTCTAATATTTCCTAACAAGTTTGCACCTGCAAGTATTGCTTCTAATGGATTGTTAAAGTTTTGGCCGCCTGCTATGTACTGAGCTAAACTAATTGCAGTACCTATTGCAGTACCTAACCCTCCTGCACTGCCTCCTAGTGGAGATATAGGACTTGGTGTCCTATCATAGTGTGCAGTGTCTCCAAAACCTTTTGGATTATCATATGCAACATTATCTCTATTATAAAATACAGCTTCGTATGCAACAGTGATAGTATTCTCCATCATGCCGCCACCATCACCTGCATCTACTGTGTCGTGTTGCCAATTAGTAATAATAGGATTTACAAGAGTAAAACTTGTGAATTTTTTACGTGCAAATTGTGTTATAGTAATATCATCAAAAAATGGAAATCCAGGATTGTTGTTATCTAAGCCAAACTTCCAACCATTATCTTGACTGCCTCTATATGTAGCGTCACTATTACCTCTTTTGTATGCTGCTCTGCCTCTGTCCCAACCTTGGTTGCCATCAGCAAAGTAATATCTATAGTATGCTTCAAGCATAACACTTGTAATACCTAAATTATCATCATGAAAACTAATTGTAATAGGCTCATATTGGATATTTGTTTGAATATTCTTTTTACGATTGTATTTGTTTTTTGTAACAGTGTTAGCTGTATACTTTGGTAGGTCTGCACGTTTTACTAGCATGCCTACTTCATTGACATGCTTACGTGTAAAGTCAGGTAGTATACTACCTGCTGTGCTATTAATATTAAAGTTTACATGATAAAGAAATTTTTGTTTTGGCGACAAACGCATTGCATCTGATACAAACAATCTGCTTGCGTGTTGCCAATCGGCTAAGTTGCCCTTAGGATTAAGAGCACCGTTAATTAAATTATCTGCAAAACCTGAAAACTTATCTGCCATACTAATATTTATCCATTGAGATAAAGTACGTATATAATAAAAAAGGAGCCGATTAAGGCTCCTTTTAATGCAGGACTAACTGATAAATGTCTTAGGCACCGCCACCTGTTACGGCAGTGTTAAGTGTTCTACCTACTGCTGTTCCAATACCTGTATCAGCTGGTGTTTGGATAGCATTATCATATCTAATGCTTAGTGATACTGTTACTGGTTCGTTTGTAGCGTAGTTTAGTGTATTGTAATTTGCACTTTCTAGGTAACAACCATAAAGTTCAAATGTGTCTAGTATGTTTGGTGTATGTATACCATTACCACCATCTAGAATTTCCATTCTAGTTACAAATTTGTAATCTAAGCCTGAAGCTGCACTTGACTGTTCGAAGAAATCGAATTGCTTCTGTAGCTGTTCACCTACAAGTTTTTGTACATTGTTGTTTACATCTTCACGTAAATTTAGTGAAATTGGTTCCCAAGTATGTTTACCTGCTAGGTATACTCTTGAGTTATATACATCTAATGTCATCTGTTCAAAACTTACATTTGGACGACTCACGTCAATCACTTGCTTTGTAAGCTCTGTTGTCGGTGTTGAAACACCAAAGTTTTCCAGGCTCACTCTAAAGCGATACTGGAGCTTTGGCATTAGCAGACCTTGGTTACTTGCGGAATCACCGCTAGCCAAAGGTACTGTAATTTTTGATAGTGTTGAAATTGCCATCTATTGCTCCTAAGTTAATAGTATTTATCAGTTTATAGTCCTGCTATTTCTCCAGTATTTTTCAAGCGTAGTGGAATGTATATGAACTCCACTGCTTTTACTGGTTCGATAGCAATATCTAAGTACAGTTCGTTTCTATCGATTCTAGCTGGTGTGTTGTTTGATTCATCACATACAACTAGGTAATCGTATAGTGCTCT